CATGAAGATCACATGGGATGAGGCGAAGAACCGCCCGTCCTTCATGTTCGTCGCCATCGACGACATCTACCTCCCCTACGCGGCCACCAACTTCTACACGGCCCAGCGCAAGACCCACGTCCAGTACATCACCAAGCTGGAGTACCAGAAGCGGGTCAAGTCGGGGATGTACCGCGACGTCGACATCGTCGCCCCGGGGATGGTGCCCGAGCGCTCTCGCTCCGACATGGCCAACGACAAGATCGAGGGCCGCTCGGAGAGCGTCTACAACGAGGACGGTCTGCGCACGGTCTTCGAGATTTACGCGATCTGCGACATCGAGGAAGACGAGCAGGCCGACGGCCCCGCGCCCTACATCCTCAGTGTCGACAAGACGACCAACACGGTCCTGAGCATCTACCGCAACTGGGATGAGGACGACCCGGCGCAGGAAGAACTGCAGTGGATCGTCGAGTTCCCGTTCGTCCCGTGGCGCGGAGCCTACCCGATCGGCATCGTCCACATGATCGGCGGGATCAGTGCCGCGACCACTGGCGCGCTCCGCGCCCTGATGGACGCGGCGCACATCTCCAACAGCCAGACGATGATCAAGCTGAAGGGTGGGCGTGGGGGTCAGACCCTCAACATCCAGCCGACGGAGATTCTGGAGGTCGAGGGCGGCCTGAATGTGGACGACGTCCGCAAGCTGGCCATGCCGCTTCCGTTCAACCAGCCGTCCGGCACCCTGTTCCAGCTTCTCGGCTTCCTCGTCGACGCAGGCAAGGGCGTGGTCCGCACGACGATGGAGTCGTCCGCCGAGTCGGACGTCAACATGCCGGTCGGGACCAAGCTGGCCAACATCGAGCAGGGGATGGTGGTCTACTCCGCCATCCACGGCCGGATGCACAACGCCATCGAGCGGGTGCTCTCGGTCCTGCACCGGCTCAACGGCATGTACCTTGACGACAAGACCGAGGTGCAGACGACCGGCAGTCTCGTGGCCAGCCGCTCGGACTTCAACGGCCCGATGGACGTGGTCCCGGTCTCCGACCCGAACATCTTCTCCGAGGCGCAGCGCTTCGCCCAGGTGCAGGCCGTCGCCCAGCGCGCCCAGCTTAACCCGCAACTCTACGATCTGCGGAAGGTCGAGGAGCGGATCATCGCGACGCTGAAAATCCCCAACGGGGAGGAGATGCTCGCGCCGAAGGTCAGCCCGACTGAGGAGAACGCGGTCTCGGAGAATGTGAAGGCGGCTCTGGGTCGTCCGATCGTGGCCTTCCCGGATCAGGACCACATCGCCCACCTCAAGACCCACATCCCGTTCATGCAGTCCCCGATCTTCGGCTCCAGCCAGTTGATCGCCCCGACCCTGCTGCCCGGCATGATCAGCCATCTCAAGGAGCATATCGTGCTCTGGTACGCGGCTGAGGTGTTCGACACGGCCTCGGAGGTGACGGACGAATCGCTCACCGAGATGATGGGCAAGACCAAGGGCAAGAAGGAAAAGCAGGCTCTCGACCGGCTGATCGCCGAAGCGAGCATGGACGTGGTCCTCGGCGCTCCCGAGGTGTTCGACAAACTGCCCCCGATCATCGGTCAGGCCATCGCCCTGATGCAGCAGACCCAGCCGCCCCCGCCCGTCGACCCTGCGGTCGAGGTGGCGAAGCAGGACGTGCAGATGCGCGGACAGCTTGGTCAGGAGAAGCTGAAGGTCGACGCCGCCAAGATCGCCGACAAGGACAAGGACCGCGCCACCAAGCTGCAGGAAGTGCAGATCAGGGAAGCGGCCGAGACCGAGCGGACACGCATCGAGGACGCCACCAAGCGCGGCATCAACGACGCTGACAACCAGACCGCCGAGAAACTGGCGCTGCTGGACATCGCCAACGGCGACCGCGAGCGTGCTCACGCGTCGCAGAACCCCAACCCGAACCCGGAATAGCCAATGGCCAAAACGCCCGCCAAACCGAAGCCTGAACTCACCCGAGCTCAACAACTGACCATGGGCCTGCCGCCCAAGAAGGAGACCACCGATGACCAAGAAGGACGACCCCAAGCCGACGAGCCAAGCGCAGTCGGGACCGGCGATCAGTCAGCGGAAGAAGCTGGCGATGGGGATGTCGGTTAACACCGGCGCGGGTTCGGGCGGCGGCGTAAAAGCCAAGCCGTGAACCTGCTCGACGCCCTGCTGCGGCGCCTGGAGGAAGAACAGGCGGAGCACGCCAAGCGGGCGTTGGCGCAACCCCAGAACCGCGATTCGTTCGAATACGGACGGGTCGCCGGTATCTACGCTGGACTGGATCGCGTGCGGGAAATCCTCCTCGAAATTCGGGAGGCTCACGATCGCGCGGATGACGAACTTTAAGGAGCACAACTTTGGACTACGAGAACAAGGTCGAGTTCGACTACGGCTCGATTGAGGAGGCGTTCCCAGCCTGCGATCCCGGCGTCGAGCCGTTCGGATCACGGGTCATGGTGCAGATCAGGACGCCGAAGAAGGCGACCAAGGGGGGCATCATCCTCCTCGACGATGCGCGTGAGACCGAGGGGTGGAATACCCAGACCGCGAAAGTGGTCGCGGTGGGTCCGCTCGCGTTCCGAAACCGCAACACCATGGAGCTTTGGCCGGAAGGGACGTGGTGCGCCCCGGGCGATTTCGTCCGCGTCCCGAAGTACGGCGGTGACCGCTGGACGGTGAAGGTCGAGGGCGGCGACGACGCGCTCATCGTCATCTTCGACGACCTCAACATTGTCGGCAAGATCACCGGCGATCCCACCAAAGTCAAAGCGTTCCTGTAGATCGAACGCTAAAGGGGAAATGAAACCATGAGCGACGTACTCACCGGCGAAGACGAGGACGACATCGACATCGTCGAGGTCGACAGCCTGCCCGCACCGGGCGAACCGACGAAGCCGGAAGCCAAGGACGATGATGCCGACGACAAGGTCGACACCTCGGACGACGATGACGACGATGAGGACGACGGTGAGGACCGACGCCTCGAAGGTCACGACGATGACGAGGGCGACGACAGTCCGCAGCGCAAGAAGCGGCTGAAGCGTCGGCAACTGCAGAAGGAGGCCAAGGAGCGCACGCTGCGCGAACTGGAGACCCTCCGTCGACAGAACGCGGAACTCGAACGCCGCCTGGGTGCGGTCGAGAGCACCACCCACACCGCTGCGAAGACCGACACCGAGCGACGTCTCGCTGAGGTGCAGAACGACATCCGCACTGCCGAAATGATCCTCGCCAAGGCCATCGAGGCGGGGAACGGCGAGGACGCCGCGACCGCGATGCGGCTGCGCGACGAGGCCCGCGACGCTGCGGCCCAACTGCAGACCAGCGTCAAGGACTACGACAAGCCGCGCACGCCGCAGGTCAACCCTGTCGCCACAACCTTCGTCAACGCGTGGAAAGAGGCCAACCCGTGGTACGACTCACGGGGCCTCGATGAGGACAGCGCGATCGTCAACGCGATCGACGCCACCCTCACCCGGGAAGGCTACGATCCCGCCAGCCGCGACTACTGGACCGAGCTCACCAAGCGGGTGAACAAGCGGTTCGGTGGCGCTCAGGCCGAGCCCGAGGAGCGCGAAAAGCGCACCGACGGCCGGGAGAAGCGCAAGGCTCCACCACTCGGCAACGGGCGCGATCACGCCCCTGCCAGCACCCGTCAGGAGGTGTACGTGACACCTGAAAGAAAACAGGCTATGATTGACGCTGGCTACTGGGACGACCCGAAAATTCGGACCAGGATGCTCAAGGCGTACGCGGCTTTCGACCGCGATCAGTCATCTGGCCGTTAACGGAAGGAGATGACATCGTGAGCGAAGATAACATGGACGATCGCCTGTCGGAGACTATGAGCGAACCTGCTCATCGGGGCGCGCTACGCGCAAACCGGGGGCAGGGAGACGGACGGCGCTCCCGCGAATCTGATGACCGCAGTGTCACGGAACGTCGGGACCTCAGCGACGAGGACCGTATCCAGATGTTTGCCCAGACTCTCTATAACGACGTACTGCCAGACTTGCCCCCTATCCCGGGCTACCATGTCTGCTGGTTGTCGACGAATCACCAGAGCGACACGATCCCCCGTCGCCTCCGCCTCGGCTACGAACTGGTCAGGGCAGAAGACATCCCGGGGTTCGAGTTCGCTTCGCTGAAAACCGGCGAATACGTCGGCTGCGTCGGCATCAACGAGATGGTAGCGGCTAAGCTCCCGATGCGTCTCTACGAGGCGTATATGCAGGAAGCTCACCACATTGCTCCCGCCCGGGAAGCAGGCATGATCGCCGGTCAGATCGACTCGCTCAAGGAGCAGGCCGATCGCGACAAGGGTCAGATCATGGAAGGGGATGGCATGATGGAACTGCGTCGTGCCGCTCCCCGACGGGGTGTCTTCACCGAATAACCGGTGACGGGCCGAGCGGGGTTACCAACCCCTTCAACGAGGTACAGTCATGTCCACGACTTCCGCCCCGTTCGGCCTTGTCCCCGCTTTTCATCCGAGCGGCACGCTGCGCCCTGCGGTCTATTCGATCGCCACTGGCTACGCCACTGGCATCCTCGCCAACCAACCTGTGAAGCTGCACACCGACGGCACCATTCAGGCCGCCGCCGTGGGCGATCGCTTCATCGGCACCTTCCAGGGTGTGACCTACACCGGCACGGACGGCGTTCAACGCTTCTCCAACCAGTGGACGGCCAGCACGGCTGGTACGAACATCCAGGCGACTGTGTCGCTCGACCCGTCGATCATCTACAACATCCAGGCGAACGCCACGATGGCTGTGGCCACGATCGGTGGCGAGTATGACTTCACCGCCGCCAGCGGCAGCACGACCACGGGTCTCTCGACCCAGATGCTCGATGTCGCCTCCGCTGCCGCCAACGCCAGCCTCCAGGTCGTGGGTCTGACCCCCGGTCCGGATAACGCGTGGGGCGACGCTTACCCCATTGTCCAGGTCCGAATCAGCGAGCACCAGATGGTCGCTGACGTGGCCCAGTTCTAGAAGGAGCCTGAACAATGGCTGTCCCCATGAACTCAAACCAGTTTCGGGCCACCGTGGCTCCGATTCTGAACGAAACCTTCGACGGGCTGTACGAGCAGCGCGCCGACGAGTGGAAGCAGGTCTTCAAGGAATTCACGGGTATCGCCCGTGCGTACCACGAAGTGCCGGTGCTCTACGGCTTCAACGCGGCGCCGGAGCTCCCTGACGGGATGCCGGTGACGTACGACGCCGGTGGCACCCTCTACATCTACCGCTACCTCTACAAGGTCTACGGTCTGGCGTTCGCCCTGACCAAGGTCCTCGTCGAGGACGGGGATCACATCCAGATCGGCCAGACCTACGCGCGTCACCTCGCGAAGGCCCTGATCGAGACCAAGGAAACCCTCTGCGCCAACATCCTGAACCGGGCCTTCAACGGCTCGTACACGTTCGGCGACGGCGTCTCCCTGGTTTCGGCGTCGCATCCGGTGGTGAGCGGCACGCAGTCGAACCAACTCACGACTGCTGCCAACCTGTCCCAGACCTCTCTGGAGCAGATGCTCATCCAGATTCGGAACGCGGCCGACTCGAACGGCAAGCGCATCCGTCTGATCCCGAAGCAGATCGTCGTGGGCTCGTCCAACGAGTTCCAGGGTGAAGTCCTGACCAAGTCGGTGCTGCGCGCCGGTACGGCCAACAACGACATCAACCCTGTGAAGTCGATGGGCCTGCTCAACAAGGGCGTGGCTGTCATCTCGCGTGTCACTTCGACGACCGCGTGGTGGATTCAGACCGACGTTCAGGACGGCTTGGGGCTTGCGATGCGTCGCAAGCTGGAGAAGTCCATGGAGGGAGACTTCGAGACAGATTCGATGAGGTACAAGTCGACAGAAAGGTACGTTCCCGGCGCGGTCGATTGGCGCGACATCTACGGGACTGCGGGACTGTAGCTTAGTCTCCAATAACACGAGACTTGGAACCCCGCTTCGGCGGGGTTCTTTTTTGAGACATTGTATCGTATAAACCAGAAACTTGTTGACACACGTTGCCTCAGCCTCCAGGGTTGTCTCCAGAAAAGGAGAGACCTATGGGACGACCCCCGCTAAAAAAGACCTGCACTGTCGAGGGCTGCGAACGCCCCCACAAGTCGCACGGGTACTGCGCCACGCACTACAAGCAGTTCCTCCGTGGAGCGCCAATCACGCCGATTCTGAAGCGCGATTACAATCACGGTCTGATCTGTTCCGTCGAGGGTTGCGATGCTCCCGAGAAGGCGCGCGGACTGTGCTCGACGCACTACAAGCGTTGGGAACGCCACGGCAGGTCCGACGCTGTCTACAAGCCGTGGGGCACCAAGTGAGATGCCTCAGCTTCAACACGAGTTCTGCACCGTTGACGGATGCGATCGTCCCCACAAGGCGCGGGGCTATTGCGCTACGCACTACATGCAAGTCAGGAAGGGCGTTCCGCTAACACCGGTCATCCGCGCGCGGTCGCGAGACTTCGGGCCTGTGTGTACGGTCGAGGGGTGCAACAAAGAGGAGCGGGCGTTGGGGTTGTGCAACACCCACTACGTTCGGCACCAGAGACACGGCAGCACCGAGTTCCGGCCTAGATGGAAGAACACACGTCCGTGCTGCATCGAGGGATGCGACGCGCCGGTTTACGCACACGATATGTGCCTTCGACACTATGCTAAGAACCGCGACTGGTCTGAAATGGGGCTAACCACGCAAGGTTACCTCGACCTTGCTGAGCGCCAGAAATGGGTTTGCGCGATCTGCGAACGCCCTGAAAACGTGATTCATGAATCGACAGGAAAGGCTCGGGACCTCGCTGTCGACCACTGCCACGACACCAACGCGATCCGAGGGTTGCTGTGCACGAACTGCAACCGCGCACTCGGCCTGTTCCAAGACAGCCCAGAACTCCTCCGCAAAGCCGCCGCGTATCTCGATCCGCATAAACAGGGCGCCGAAGACCTCGTCTGACAACCCACTACCCAACCCGTAAAATCTCCGCTACACTCCCGAGGAAGCGTCGACCATGGAGCTCTCTGAGAGGGGCGCCGAGCGCAAGTTCCCCCTTCTCAACAGACATCCTGAAGGATCGATTCCATGCCGCTTCCCAACAACTCGACCACCCGTCTACCCTCCGGTGTGAACACCGAGGCCACGTCGAGCCTGTTCGCCAATTTCCCGCTCCCGCGCGACAGCAGCCTGATCGAATATTTCAACGACTTCTTCACCTACACGACGAACCGCTGGGTCGTCACCGAGACCCAAGCGGGCGCCACCCAAGCCCTGACCGCTGGCTCGGGCGGCTGGCTTCTGCTGACCAACTCGGCGGCCGACGACGATCTCGTCGCCCTGCAGAAGACCCCGGCGATGCTGGACCTGTCGGCCACCAAGCAGACGTGGTTCTCCAGCCGCTTCAAGGTAAGCGACGCGACGCAATCTGACGTCGTCATCGGGATGCAGGTGGTCGATACCACTCCTCTCGACGTCACCGACGGCATCTACTTCCTGAAGGCTGACGGCGCCGCGACGGTGAACATCATCTGCCGCAAGGACGCCACCACCGGCTCCACCTCGGCGTCGGCGATCGCCACCATGGTTTCTGACACCTTCATCCAGCTTGACTGGTACTACGATGGCGCGGGCTATCTGTTCTACGCCGTCAACGGCACCGTCGGCGGCTCGCTGAGCGTCGCCAGCTACTTCCCTGACACAACGGTCACGGTCAGCTTCGGTATCCAGAACGGTGAGGCCGTGGCCAAGACCATGACGGTCGACTGGGTTGGCGTCTGGCAAGAGCGCTAGGTTCTGTCAGGTAGGAGGACTGCCAGATGGCCGAACGCATTTACGACCAGACCATGGGCCAACTGGCCGGGGTCGAGGTTACCACGACTGGTAACAGCACCCCGACCCGCAATGGTCTCGAAGCCTACGCCCAGATGGTGGTCAGCGCGTCGGGACAACCGATCTCCTCGACCGAGGGCTCGGGCAATCTCGTTGACCTCAGCGGCGCTACGGTTGCGTCAGGGTCGCTGAGTTTCAGCGCCAACGCACAGTACGCGATCATCGACACGCAGGGTTTCGAAGGCGCGTCGTTCACGATCACGGGTTTTGGCACCGCGACGCTCGCCGTCCAGTGGTCGAACCTCGCCGCGTCGGGCTTCATC